GCGGGCGGCGCCGACGACCCGTCGAAAGATGATAGTGCTGCACGTCGCTCAAATAGCGAAAAAGCCGATGGGAGTAAAGTCCCATCCGGTTGCCACGCGGCTACCGATTTTTCTAGAACGGCTACGGTCCGGCGGCCCTTGGGTGCTGACCGCGATCGACCCGACCGCGGGAAAGATCGAGGCGCTCACGGCGCACAACGCGAGCGAAGTGCTCGACTTCGTTTGCGCACACGACGGCAAGCGGAACATCTACTTCTCGCTCAACCCAACGCGGACGGCAACTACCAGAAAGGCGGCGAAGACGGATATCGTCGCAATCGAATATCTCCTTGCCGATCTCGATCCGAGGGATGACGAGAGCCCGGAGGACGCGAAGGCTCGTTACCTAAAAGCCTTGGAGACGTTCAAGCCTGCCGCCACTGCGATCATCGACTCCGGCAACGGTATTCAAGCGTTGTGGCAGTTGGAGACACGGTTCGAGTTGGCAGAGCCAATGGGGAAAACCTTTTCTGCCGAGACCGCCGCAATAATAGCCGAAGTTGAGGCTCGTTCTGCAACGCTGATGAAGAGGCTTGGCAGCGTCGCAGGCACGCAGAACATCGACCGCATCCTGCGCCTGCTGGGCACGACCAACCTGCCGAACAAAAAGAAGATCAAGGCGGGGCGGGTTGCCTGCCGGGCGAGATTGATCAGCTTCAACGACTTGAAGTACTCACTGGACGCATTTCCGGCGCCGGAGCCGAGCGGCAAGGGGCGCAAGGCGGGCGCTGGTATCGACACGCTGCCGATCTCCAAGCGAATGAAGGACCTCATTCGCGGCATCAACGACCCGGATCATCCCTACGCCAGTCGATCCGAGGCAGTGTACGCCGTCATCGTCGCGATGGTGGGCGCCGGGTGCGCGGACAACCAAATCGAGACGGTGTTCCTCGATACCAAAAACGCCATCAGCGCGCACGTGCTCCAACAATCGGAACCGCCGGAATATCTGGCGCGGCAGGTCGCCAGAGCGCGCGAAATAGCCACCGACCCTCACGTGGCCAAGCTCAACAAGAATTACGCGCTGGTCATCGTCGGCGACAGGAGCGCGATCCTAAAAACGACGGACGACGGCATCAAGTTCTTGACCCTCCAGGCGTTCGCACAGTGGCACGCCAATCAGTACGTCTACGACAGCGAAAACAAGAAGGTGCCGCTCGCGACGCACTGGATGCATCATCCACAGCGCCGACAGTACGAGGGCATCGTATTTGCGCCCGGACGAGATGTGCTGAACCACCACAACCTGTGGCGTGGCTTTGCAGTCGTAGCCAGGCCGGGGGATTGCTCGAGGTTTCTCGCGCACCTGAGAAACAACGTCTGCAGCGGCGACGAAGAATTGTACAAGTGGGTGGTCGGATGGTTCGCCAACATCTTTCAGCGCCCAGAACAGAAGATGGGGACCTCGCTCGTGCTGCGTGGCAAGATGGGCACTGGCAAGACCAAAGTTGGTGAAGTCTTCGGCTCGCTGCTCGGCACGCACTATGTGACAGTATCCGATCCGCGCTATGTCACTGGGCGGTTTAATTCGCACCTGGCATCGTGTCTGCTGCTGCATTGCGACGAGGCATTCTGGGCAGGCGACCGCGCCGTTGAAGGCAAGATCAAGGATTTGATCACCGGCCAGGACCATCTGATCGAGTTCAAAGGCAAAGAGCCCATTAAGGTGCGCAACTATGTGCGCCTTCTCGTCACCGGTAACCCAGATTGGCTTGTGCCCGCCGGTTTGGAGGAACGGCGGTTCGCGGTGCTCGACGTTGGTGAGGGGCACATACCAGACACGGCCTACTTCGCGGGCATCGGCGAGCAGATGAACAATGGCGGGCGTGAGGCGCTGCTCGATTACCTGCTGAAGTTTGATCTGAAGAGCGTTGACCTACGCACGATTCCGAAGACGGCGGCGCTCCTCGATCAGAAGATTTCAACACTCAGTCCCATGCAGGGATGGTGGCTCGACACGCTCATTCGCGGACAACTGCCTGGGCTACTGCCTGATGAGAGTCCAAATGGCTATTGGACATGTCTGTCGGCGCCAATTTTCGACTCGTACCTCCATCATGCACAGAGCCAGGGAAGCAAACGGCGGTCACTTGAGGTGAAAGTTGGGATGTTCCTGAAAAAGCACGTGCCAGGATTACGCAAGCGGGAGAAGGAGTTTACTAAGACTCAGGTTCCAGACGCCAAAAACATTCGCACCAAACCATTTCGGGACAACGTCTACGATTTCCCGCCGCTGGCGACGTGCCGCAAGGCGTTTGATGAGAAACTCCAGCAAGACTTTGAGTGGCCGGAACAGGCAGACTGGGCCGGATGGCCTACCCCCTTTGACACCAGCAACTACGGATAAACCTCTATCTCCGCTTGCTCCTGAAGAAGATCGCGGATCAAGAAGTCGTTGTGCCGCACCGGTTTCCGATATCTCCACCATCTTCGCTATGTTTTTGCGCGTTTTGCTCGCGCGTGTTTTTTTACCGCGCGAGCGCCATCCAAGGAATAAAAGGAGCGGGCAGTAAGGTTGCTTCTATACTAACTACTAAAACAGATAGCGGAGATGACGGAGATAGCGGGAATGCTGTGCCGCACGGGTTTCTCACCCGCTATCTCCTGGGCAGATAGCGAAGATGGCGGCCTCTCAGGCGAGGCGGAAAGCTCGGTGCCGGCCGAGTGGTGTTCGCCGAGCCACTCTTCGTCATTCTGATCCCCCCACCCCGCTGCTGTGGGCGACCCTCCCCCCGCCAGGTACCGGCCTAGTGACCTTAACATCCATCAAGGTCTACTCGAGGCTGACACCAACTAGGTCTAATCTCTGCTTATGACACAGACGGACTGTCCGCCGTCAGCACTCCATGAGACATGAAGAAGGGAGTGTTTCTGGCTCATCGTAACGTTCGAAGAGCGATACCGCGAGCAGACCATGCCTGAATAGTGTTTTGCCCCCACACCTTCACGCGATGATGCGCCCCATCGCCCTCCATGCCGCTTGGTCATTTTTCTCGTCGAAATGGTCTCTGGCGCAATTATCTCGTGGCACCAGTCGTCGAATTATGCCAAAGCCAAAACCCCATAGCGGCAAATGGGTCTCGTACATGCGGGTCTCGACCGACCGGCAGGGTGACTCCGGCCTCGGACTTGAGGCCCAGCGCAAGGCTGTGGCCGACTACCTCAACGGCGGGAAGTGGACGCTGGCGGCCGAGTTCGTCGAGATCGAGAGTGGCAAGCGTAGCGATAACCGGCCACAGCTTGCCGCCGCGCTCGCGGCCTGTAAGAAGCAGCGGGCCAAGCTGGTGGTGGCCAAGCTCGACCGGCTCTCCCGCAACATGGCCTTTATCGCCACCATGATGGACTCCGGCGTTGAGTTCGTCGCGGTCGACAATCCGCACGCCACCCGGCTGACGCTGCACATCCTGGCCGCCGTGGCCGAGCACGAGCGTATGATGATCTCGCAACGGACGAAGGCGGCGCTCGCTGCGGCCAAGGCGAATGGCAGGAAGCTCGGCGGCCCCAAGCTCGCCGTCGCCACCAAGCTCGGCAACAAGGCCAACGCCGCCGCCGCCGATCGTTTCGCCGCCAACGTCGTGCCGATCATCCGGGAGATCAACGCGGCCGGCGCTACATCCTTGCGGGCTGTGGCCGCGGCGCTGACGGCCCGCGGTATTGCGACGGCCCGCGGTGGCGAGTGGAACGCGGCGCAGGTGGCAAACGTGCTCAGGCGCCTCAACAACAACCACAATAATGAGGGGGAAGCGTCTTGAACTATTATCGCCGGACAGCTGGTGGCGCTCTGCGCGGTCAGCCTTGGGTGGTGTGGCCTTGCTGCGAAGGACTCTGCAAACCCACAGGTCTGCGAGGGGGGCAAGCAACTCGCCATGGAAGCCGTGAAGGCGCCGATAGTATGGTCGCGCAGCTCAGCCGCGGGGTCGGCACAGACAACACGATGTCAATGATGCGAGGGAGGAAATCTCAATTAATCCAACGGCTTGGCTGCCTCGCTTCTGCTCCATCACAGTCCGCTGCATGGTCGACTCTTCTTCAGACATCGGCCTATCGCCAAGTATCCTATCGCTAAGTATATAGTAACCATATCCCCTTCGAGCTGCTGCACGACTGCCTCTAAGCCTCTGTATCCTTCGGGGTTTCAGAGCTGTGTCGCTCCTGTGTCGCGTCCACAATGCGCTTCGGGTCCAGCGCTGTGCGCTCGGCAATCCACTGCTCTTCCGTCATCGGCCGGTCGCTGATGATGTAGTGCCCGATCGCTGCGTCGACGTTCCGCACGTCACGCCAGCTATCGGGCCTTCTGTTTTTCAACCAAAATATCGCGGCCGTCGTATTCGGCGGCTGTCCATTCCAACCTATTGCGAGCTGATACAGAGAACGCTCAACGCGGTCATCGAACGCCTCTTTTCCGGCCTTTAGGGCGCATCGAAATTCCGGATATCTTTGCTTCCATCGATCCAATGTTGCCGGACCAATATTCAGTTCATTGGCAATTTCATCTTCAATTGCACCGAAGCGCGCACACGCTTTCGCAATCAAAATATATTCGGGACGAAAATCGGATTTGCGCCCGCGTTTCTGCAGCTGATCTTTTGGTTTCGGTTTGGTCATGTCAATGCGTGAAGGATAATCAGCGCGAACACGCCTAGCAATAGACGGCCGCCCCCGCTCACCACAAGGTGGCAAACCCCTAGGTTTCGCTGCCGGCCGGGAACGCTCGATCCTGAAAAGCCGAGGTGTGGATCGAGTGTCGAGCCGCCGCGATTTGGGGTAA